ATAGCCTTCAACCGTTGCTGTTTTGTTGTCTTGGTGGATATACCCTTCGGTGGTCACTTCAGGGTTGTAATTGACCATTGCGGTTGTAAAACCGGTGCCGATCAATGACCACGTTGGAGTGGTTGCCGGTGTGGTGTCCAAGAAAAGGGCAAACTTACTACGTTTGATTTTTGTTTCAGCCATGATTATGTTCTCCTAGTTGCTATGGTGCAACTTCGCTATACGTTAACTTGCATTGAATTTGGTACACACTCGTACCCGATTCACTTTCATCAAATGGGTATCCCCATCCGAGGGCTTCGATTTTTTCAGCGGTCTTGCCAGTGTCTAAACTCGGGAGCGCGCCCGCTTCGGTTTGCGTGTCAAGCCAATGGGCAAACGCTTCAAAAAATCCGAGATTTTCAAGCCGTATCGCGTCATCGGCATTGGATACCGCCGCTTCAAACGCAAAGGGGAATTCTCGGAGCGTTGACCGGTCAAGATACGTTTCAACGATGCGTGCGCCTGGCAACGGGGATATTCCATACTGAGTAGGTTCTTTGCCCAGATAGTCAACCCACACCGGCGCATTGGCTTCAAGTTCGGTGTATGTCTTGATGTAGGTTTGCACCGCGCTGATAATGCTCATTTGCCTGCCAACTTCTTTGCGCCTTTGATGATCGTTTCGCCGCGTACGGCTTTCATGCGTTCAAACCAAAACCGCCCGCGTAGGGGTCCAGCTTGCTGAGTGCCTGGGCGTCTGCCCTTGTAGTATTGCCGCTTTGCATACGGCGCAATCCATGAGACTGTGCCACTACCAACATCCGTGCCCAAGATGCCCGATTTAATAAGCATCGACGTGAGCAGCGGCGTAAACGGTTCGGATTGTCGCAATACTTCAGAGTCGATAAACTTTTGCACTCGGCTATATTTCTGTGTCTGCTTTGCGCCAAAGTTGGGATTGAATTTCAATTCGGCTTTGCCGTTGGGTCCAACGATTACAGCGCCGCGCGGGGTTTCGATGATTCCGGTCATTTGCAGCCAACCTGCCAGTGTTGGACATTGGCACTGCCTTGATCCATGGCGTCAATGGAAGTAATGGTTACAACATCTTCATATTCGGCTCGCAAGCTGGTTAGGGTGTACTCAGTAGTGATCTCGTCTGTTGCCAAACCACGTACGATGACATCACCCTCTTGCAACGTCCATTTACCGGATTGTGCCAACTGCCATGCTTTCGGCTTCAGGTAATCTGCGCCTCGTGCCATGGGGATGAAAACGGTTGCCACGTTGGACGCCAGTACGCCAGTTGATCTGCCACTTACTGCCTTGGTCGCCTGCCAAACAACATCACGAATAACGGTGCGCTGATAGGTTTCAACGCGATTGACAAAGTACCGGTTGTAAATGGTGATGTGCCCGTTAGGAATCATCAGTCAAGCCGCCATATTCGCCAGTATTGAATCCGCCAAACATCAGGAACGTATTTTCAAGCCACAAACGCGCGGCGGTTTCGATCTTGGATTGATTGGACTTTGAGCGGTTCGAGTTTGCACCGTAAGATACTGAGTACTGCCCTTGGCTTTCTCCGGTTACACCATCCACATTGGACGCGGATTCTTGCCGTTGGATTTCCTCGGCAATTTCACAGGTAGCCATTTTGATTGCGGTTACATTGTCGGTTTCAGTATTCGCGGTGATGATTGCAGCGGCGCGGTTGAATGTCACGCGGTCAATTTGTGCGGAGGCTCGAAGTGCCAAGCGTGGGAAATCAGCCTCGGCAATGGCGGTGCCGAGAAAAGTACTTGTGTAGTAGGAGTATGTCGCGTATGCGGTCATTGATTTATTCTTGCAAATTTCTGCCAATCGGCACGGGGAATGATTGTTTCAGGCACATACGTTTCAGGTGATATATTAAGAATTTCTATACCATGTAACTTTGCGCCATTCACAAGTTGTTTATATCCTTCAAACCATTCTGGCAAAGGCACGTCATCAACTCCGTTTTCGTCACTGCCCCAAAAATGGGACTTTCCTCGATCTGGTGCGTGTTCCATGCCGATAATCAAGATTTTGGCAGCACCCATATACAAAGCAATCTTTATGGCGACATGAACAATATTGCTAAAAGTCATGTTTTCGATACTGTCTTGCCATAGTTCTTCAGCATCATTTGGTGACCACAAAAAGCCAGGGCGCATTTCAAATTTATAAAATTGATCTGCTTTAGATTGTTCTGCCCAAAACGAAAGCCTATCAGGTATGATTTTGGGAATGTTTGTAAACCGCTCCAAGATGCTTGCACCGAATTCCTGTGCTAAACGAACATCTACAGCCGTGTAATATGTTGGTGTCCAGTCGTTATATAAATGGACTGTATTTAGTCCAATAGACGGGAAATTAAATAGATACGGCGGAGTCAACTTCAAGTTTTCACCATTACATACAATTAGTATGGTTTCACCGGCATGGGCATTCTCGAAGCGGCTTAGATCAAACATTTTTATTAGGCGATCTTGACTTTGCGGAGAACGCCAGCCGAACGAGTTGCTTTCACGGCAACCGCTGCAACCATTTCAACTTCGCCGGTCTTGACAGCGCCCGAGGCTTTCATGTCAGGCAAAAACACTTCGACAAGAGAGCCGCCATCAGGTGAAACACCATGAACGCCATCCAAGCCAATGCGAGTGGCGAAAATGGAAGTGTGCCCAGAGGTTGCGGTAGCTGTTGACGTGGAAATGATGGGGTTGCTTGTGCCAGGCTTATCACCAACGGCAACAACGAGGCTTGAACCCCACTGTAAAACCTCATCACCATAATTTTGCTTACTGGCGAGGTTGATACCGGCGCGGTCCATTACAGACTGAAAAACCGCAAAGGCATCACGATTCATTGCGTACAGAGTCGGGGCGCCGTCCAGTTTCGCGCGCATTTTGCGAAGGTAATCCAAGAAGGATTTCCAATTCGAGTCGATGTTGGCAGAGGTTGAAAGATCAATGGCAGAGCTGGGGGTGATTTCAGTTGAAGAGCCGGTAATGGCATCATTGATACCATCAAACGACAAACTGCCAGTTGCACCGGCGTCGCCATTGAAAAACCAATCAGCAAACAAAGCGCGGGTCGCTTGAACCTTTTGCTGAATCTGGAATTGGATATGATCTACAACCTGTTTTTCGTGATTGATAATCACGCGATCAAGCTGAAAAGAACCACCAAACGGTTTCAGGTTCACGGTGTAGGCGGTGGTTTTGGTTTCCTGCGGGGTGTATTCGCTGTTCAGCGCACGCCCTGCGGCTGTGGGAAGAGTGCTTACGCGGTTGTACACATAAGCCATGGTTTCCCCGCCCTGCGGTTTCACGGTGTTATCAAAAACCATGGAATCGAGGATGGGATCTTTGCGGAATTCGTCAATAACAAACTCAGTGAGTTTGTCTTGCGAAAGGGGTTTGGCTTCAGCCAAAGTAATGGTCATTTCTCAATTTCCTTTATTTTTTAAGTCTGTCCTGAATAGCACCTACAAACGTGACATTTTCAGTAAGACTTTGTGCGCCCGCGCCAGTCACAATCTTCGGTGGAGGCGGTGCATCGCTTTCAAAGAGGTAATCAGCTTCCGTTTTGATTTTTTCGATCTGCGAGGTGAGGCGCTCGGGAATAAACTTTCCAGCGGCATCGCGCAAATCATCACTACTCAGTAACGCTTTGACTGCTTTTGCGTTCTTGACCTTTGCCCCAACTAGAGCGGTGTCAAGTTCGGTTTCAAACTGCATGGTTGCAAGTTTGGTGCCGAAATCCTTTTCAGCCTGTTCGTACTTGGCTTTCCAGTCATTCGCGGCGGCTTGGAGTTCTTCAGGCTTCATCGCCTTGAAACTCTCAATAACCGTGTTGGCTTCGGTCAGTTGTGCCTCTACTGTTTCGAGTTTGGCGATTGCATTGGCAGCGGCGGTCTTGTTGGCTTCGATTGCCCTGCCATTGAGTACCATTACCGCATCAATCGCGGTGTCATCCAAACCCAGTGCTTTCAAATCTTCACGTTTCATGATTACCTTTCACTACGCTTTTTGTAAGTGGTCGCTCCACTTGTGTTTGTCCTCGTTACGGTAGGACTTGCCGAGAATTTACAAAAAAATTATAGACAGTCAGGTAATGGGTCGCTAGTCCCATTATTGGTAATACCCTGCAAAACAAAAATGCCCGCGTATCTCGGGTGAGATTGCGCGGGCTTATGGGCTACTCAGTAGCTAATCTGTTGTCATAATGCTGAATTTTGGTACGGTGATTGTGCCGTCGGCTTTGATCTCATGGTACACGCCGCCGATCTTGTTTTTACTCACGGGTGCAACTTTCCACGCAAAAACAGTTTTTGCCTGCCACGATGGAAGAATGATTCCGTGCATGATTTTGAATTCCATCCCCTCACGGTACACGTAATTGGAGTACGTCGGACTGTGAACATGCCCCGTGTAAACAATGTCAGGGACGCGGCGCTTGTCCTTCAGGGCTTCAAAATAAATATTCTTCAGCCAGTTACGCATGGGGTTTCCCTCGTTTGCGCCCTCGCCTTTACCTGGACCATGATGCACAAACCAAGACAAAACGCCGTTGGTATCCAGTTCGAGAAAATCCCACACGTGAAAATCGCCGCATGGCACGGCGTTCATCTGTCTGCCAATATAGTTTTCCATGCCATGCACATGGGTTTGCGTGCCGCGCGTGTAATACATTTCATCGCCGCGTTGCCAACCCATGCGGGTTTTGATTTCTTCCATAATTTCAATATGGATGTCTGCTTGTTCGAGTTCGTCAACTGTTGCCACGTCCCCGCTGTGGTGATGATCGCCGTCAATGGCATCGCCGTTGTGGACAAGGATTAACTTTTTACCTTGCCGCGCCTGTCTCACTTCATCCGCGTATTTTTCGACTTGATCGCGGATTTTGATTTGAATCGCCCTTGGAATGTGGCTTGTCTTTTGCCCGTGCCAGTGGCGATTTAGAAACAGGGCAAAATTACTACCTGAGTGCAGGTCTGAAATCACCGCCTGCATTACATCTTTTGGCTCTTGCGCTATCATGTACGCGGGCGCGGGGGTTGAAAAGTCTGTGAGTAAACTCATTTGATTATTTGCTCCCTAACTGATTGTCTATCTAATCCAGTTTGCTTAATAAAATCTCTCATTGCTTGTTGCCACTGCTTTACTTTGGAAAGTTCCAATGCGTTTGGTTGACCGGCAGCATCAAGCGCGGATGCTTGACGTTTCCACGCGCGAATATTCCTCTCAATGCCCCGCTGATACTGAGTAGCCTCATAGAAGCTGATTTCCTTGCCGTTGTACATTACCTTTTTACGTGCATACGCATTTAACTCAGCTTTTGAGTATGCCGCTTCACTGA